GTGTTGTGTCCTGATTTGTAGGTTCTTCAACTAACACTGACTGAAATCTTCTCTCTAACGCACCATCACCTTCCACATGTTCCTTGTATTCCTGTAATGTTGTTGCTCCTATGCAGCATATTTTGCCTCTGGCCAATGCTGGTTTCAATATGTTACTAGCATCCATACTACCAGAAGTACTTCCAGCTCCAACTAATGTATGTAGCTCATCTATAAACAATATAACATCCTGGTGCTGTTGTGCGTAATTTATGACTTCTTTTAATCGTTCTTCAAATTGACCTCTGTATATTGTACCTGCTACCATTTGAGCTAGGTCAACAGTATATATTTGTTTGTTTCTGAGATTGTATGGTACGGTATGTCTAGCTATACGTTGAGCAAGTAACTCAACAATAGCCGTCTTACCCACGCCAGGCTCACCTATGAGTACAGGATTATTTTTACTTCTTCTGCTGAGTATCTCTATAACTGTATATACATCATCATCTCGACCTATAACAGGATCCAAGTTGTCAGCCATCGCTTCCCTAGTTAAATTGACCGCATACTTCTCGAGAACACTCTCTTGATGTGCTGCATCATCATCTGCATCATTATTGGATCCAGAACCGGCTTTTTGTTTTGTTCGTCTTTTCTTCTTTTGTTTCGCTGGTTCGATCTTAGAATATATATCTTCATACAATTTATCCACATCTATATTCTTGAGTTTGAATATATTATTACCACTACCACTATCGCTAACTAATATACTCAACAACAAATGATCTATATCAACTACCGGTGCTTCCATCTCTTGTGCTATACAACTAGCGAAAGTTAACATCTTCAGCAATCTACCACTCGGTTCAATATCAGCAAGTTCTGGCTTTTTAGGGCCTTTGAACTTCGATAAATTTGTTACCACAAACGATCGAAACCCATCTGTGTCTATTTGATGTACTGATTGCATTATTTTCAAGCTTCGAGGCACTCGGTCACTGTCTAATATGCCCAGCAATACATGCTCTGTCGTTATAAAATCATGATGATAATCTCTAGCTAATTTCTTAGCATACATCATGACACGTCTAGCTCCTGCTGATAAGTCTGGTTGTTCGTTCATATTCATTGATATTTATCAAAAAATTATAAAGATTCACGTTGACAAATGCAACTAGAGTTCATATAATTAAGATATGTTAATTGAAGTATCACATGAAAGTCCGATCTCAATGTTAGAAAGGTCGCTACAATATAACGATTACGCTTATGCACTAGTGCATCTATTCGAGGAACAACCAGAATATTACAATTTTTTCAAAAATTTGACAAGCAACACATCCACAGCAGTACTTTTAGACAATAGTATATTTGAACTAAAAAAATCTTTTGATCCAGTCAAGTATGCAGAGTGGATAGAAAAATTAGATCCAAACTATTATATAGTACCTGACGTATTAGAAGATGCAGCTGAAACGATACATCAATGGAAGAAGTGGTGTTCGGAATACAATAATACTACTGATGCGTTGAGAATTGGTGTTGTGCAAGGAAAGACATGGAATGATCTAGTCAAGTGTTACAAGTATATGGCAGAGAATGCAGATTATATTGCTATTAGCTTTGATTATGAATATTATCAGATTACAGGTTATGATAATGGAGCTGATGCTGATACTAAACTACAATTATTCTGCTCTGGTAGACAACGTTTCATCCGGCAATTGATAGATGAGGGTATCTGGTGTTGGAGTAAACCTCATCATTTATTGGGTTGTAGTTTGGCTAAGGAGTTTAGATTTTATGTTGATAATGACGTACATAACATAAAAAGTGTTGACACAAGCAATCCTATAGTTGCAGCAATTAAAGGTTATAGATACAATGATGATATGGGATTATCATTCAAACCAACACAATTGTTAGCTGATCTTATCGAACATAAGGTTGATGATGATCAAATGGAAGACATCATATACAACACTGATATGTTTAAAAAGATTATTGGTAGATAATATGCTAGAGAATAAACACTGGACAGCCTTTTTCAGTCATACAGGTACTGAAATAGTAAACATTTCTAACAAAATAGGTCGTTTTCCGGATGTAATAGTTACGAATAAAGAGCCTGGAGCAGATGATATACATGAAGGTATACAGGAAAACATATACGTACCTAAGAAGCCAACCGTACAAGATTACAGAGGTATCTTACAACCAGACACAATTGTGACACTACATGGTTGGATGAGAATAATACCTCCTGAGATTTGTGAGGAGTATGAGATATATAATTTACATCCTGGTTTGATAACAAAATATCCTGAATTAAAAGGAGCGGACCCACAGAAGAGAGTTGCAGAGTCATTCAATGAAGAGCGATACAAACATATAGGTTGTGTGATACACAAAGTCACAGCTGGTGTTGATGAAGGTCCAGTGCTGGCAGAATGCTCTACTCATAATGTATACTCTGGAGTTGAGACAATAAGTTGCCGGTTACATGATATGGCTACACAATTGTGGATAGACTTCTTAAAATATAATGAATGAAACAATCTAAAATATTCTGTACACTAGCTTTAGCAGCATTATCTGCATCATCTTGCACCGTGATGAAATCGGAGCATCATATCACATTGGATCATAACATCAAAATAGATCTGAACATGTCATCATTAAAATTACCAAAGACGTTAACACATATAAATTCACCCACAAACATAATCGTGTTAGAAGGTAATGCAACACAATATAGACGTGTAAAACAATGGGCACATAAAGAATCGAATGAGACGCTTTCTAAAGTTATTGATAGATACACCGATTGATATTGGTAGTGCCGTTAAATTTAAAAAAGGCACACCAGCTGCGTCTCACGTAGGTGAAGTTGTAAGTTTCATCGGCTCAGGAGAGCGAATGAAATATGAAGTGTATCTGCTGAATAAAAGATGTAAGTATAGAACAAGGAGTGATGGATCATACTATAGATATACTGTACTTGCCAATAAATGTAAACATGTGGACATCAACTTTAAACTTAGGACGTCTAAATCTTATGAGATTGGAGATGTGGTCAGACATGGTAAATTTCCTGGCGCTAAGTATGGTGTTGTTGTTGGTTTTGTACATCCGGATGAACTATTAACGAAATCGTACGAAGAAGGTTATAACGGTACTGATTTGATTTGTTGTGTTGAGATAGACAAAAGAACATTGACACGGAAAAGACTCTCAGGAGGGTTGAATTTTAAAAGATTTACATGTACAAACAAGCGACTTAAGATATGTGAAGTAGACTTGTGGGATAGAAAAGGACCTAGAGTTACACCGTGATGATTGCTCCGTGGAGAAATTTGAACAGTAAAGGTAAATTGATGGCCGGGGCGTCTATCATCAATGTGATTGTTGCAGTATACATTGGTGTACAAGGATCTTTGGTAGCAATATTTAGTGTTCTTGTTGCTGCATGGTGCGGTAGTTGGACATACCACGGACATTATCAACATAAAGATGCAAAAGATATTAATGAAGGAAGAGAAGAATAGACAGTTTGAAACCGGAGCTCAACGCGACACAGACGAAGGCAAACTTCGAATGAGTCTGATACCACATGACGAGTTAAAACGTGTGATGAAGAGATATCTAGATGGTGCTGAAAAATATGGTGAAAACAATTGGATGAAAGGCATGCCTTTGAGTGTGTTTTACGATTGTGCTCACAGACATCTAGAAGCTTGGTGGAGAGGTGAGAACACAGAGGATCATGCTGCAGCGGTTGTTTGGAACATGTTATGTGCTATGTACACAGAAATGAATGTAAACGACTTAGATGACCGGGAGAAATTTCCACATTAATGGTTGCATTCGAAATGATATTATGTTATAATATGAATTTATTATGTTGATAGGTTTCACGGGAGCTCAAAGCACAGGTAAGACTACACTATTGAACAAGTGTAAAGAATATTATCTTGAGTGTAATGGTTGGAATTATGTAGATGAAGTGACTAGAAAGGTTAAGAGATTAGGATATAAAATTAATACTGATGGTAATGATATAACACAACTCTTTATATTGAATGAACATCTTAAAAATCATACTACAACTGAAAGTTACATACTAGATAGATGTATACTAGATGGTTACGTGTATTCGTCTTGTCTTAGTCGTAGAGGTGTGGTGAGTGAATGGGTGACAACATATGCATGTGAGATGCTCAATCTTTTAGTTTGTAATCTAGACATAATATTTTACACACAACCAGAAGATGTTAAACTGGTTTCTGATGGTACACGCAGTGTGGATCGTAAATTTAGACAAGATATTATCAATAGATATGAAGATCTCTTTGCTCAAGATTACTGGTGGATGGATAAAGTTGTAAGATTATCCGGAACAGTAGATGAGCGTTTAGAAACAATTTATAAAACAGTCGATGAAAAAGCAAAACAAATTAGACAACAGCAGAATAACCAAGCATTTAGGGCAAACGTCTGAATATAAAGATCAGTACGATCCTAAGCTACTTGTGAGTGAACCAAGGAGCAACAACAGGAAACATCTTGATATCCGTGACGATGATCTGCCCTTTATGGGATATGATACATGGAATGCGTATGAGGTCAGTGCGTTAACATTCAATGGATTACCAGTGGCTGGTGTGGCCAAAGTTGTTTATCCATGTGACAGCAAATACATTGTTGAGAGTAAAAGCATCAAATTGTATTTCAATTCATTCAACATGTTCAAATGTGGTGAGACACCAGAGGATGTCATGACCAGGATCGATTATCTAGCGTCAAATGATTTGAGCGATTTGTTACAAACACGAGTTGAAGTAAAGACACAAGCAGCACATAGCGTACCCAACGGAGAAAGTGTTTTTGGTAAAAAGGTATACACTACATTAGAAAGTTGTTTTGACCCTCTAGAAACAAAGAGAATCCATTTCGATACATATAGCGAGACGCCAGAGCTATTAGAGATGTCACCTATTGATGATGAGGTGTGCTCTCGTGAGGTCAGATGGCATAGTAGCTTGTTGAAAAGTAATTGTCGAGTAACAAGTCAACCAGACTGGGGTGATGTGTATATCATGTACAAAGGACATCAACATGTTGATCCAGAGAGTTTGTTGAAGTATGTGGTTTCTTTTAGAGATGAATGTCACTTCCATGAAGAGATTTGCGAGACAATATACAAACGATTACATGATGTGTTGTTACCAGAAGAGTTGATCGTTACATGTTTGTATGCAAGACGAGGTGGTATTGATATCAATCCGGTTCGAGCTTCTCATGAACATCTGATAAAACAAGAATGTGAAGATCTTGTAATGAGTGTGGTACCACATCACAAGACTGCCAAGCAATGATCAAACGGTTTTGGCTTATTTGGGCTAGAACATTAGATCAGATCTTTATCATTATTATAAATAAAATTACACGCTATTTTATAATAGCAAACATAATTAAAAATTGGTAATGAAGAAATACGATACAATAGATAAAACAATACTAAAAGCTTTACCCAATCCAAGTGCAGGTGCATATGAAATAAAAGTTAAGATTCCAGAATTCACATTTCTAGGTGTCAAAGAACAACCGGATTTTGCAGATACATATCTAAGTTTTTACCCTAAAAATAAAATAATTGAATTGAAGAGCCTCAAACAATATGTATATCAATTGAGAGATGTTGTTGTCTCGTATGAGAGATTGATTAATGTGTTTTATGATCATATGATGGATGTATATCAACCTGAGAGACTCAGAGTAGTTATGGTGTTCAATCCTCGTGGAGGCATTACGTCTAAATTGACTATAGATTCTGATTGGTCTATTAGAGGCGGTGAAGAGATCTTTAAAGACTGGAACGACAAAAATGAACAGTGGAACATAACATTATAGGTTATGGAAGATGACCAGCTACCCAAACATAAAAACCTCCCAGACAATGTAGCACCAAACCCACACTCGTTACCATACGCGAGTAACATAGGAGCCCCGGTCATACGGCCAGATCATAGCATAACCGGATGGAAGCATGGAGCTGTACATGCAGCTAATCAACATTATGAGGATCGGTTCAATGATTTAAAAAAGCAATTTGACCAACTAGCAGAGGAGTTCAAGTGGAACGATATCATATTCAATGCGGAATGTAGAATCAAACCCATAGTGGGTCAGTCGTATCATTTATATAAAAAATCTAATTCAGATCAACACAATCATTATATATCATTGTTCGCTCCGGAGGAACGTGTTGGTGGTTATGAGCATTATGTTGGTACATTTCGATTAAACTACGACAATCGCTGGGAAAAAATATAAAAAAAACGACTCTTCAGCATCACCTGTAAGAGTCGAAAAAAATTGTTTTATCGCCGTATGTATCATTTCAACGGCTCTGTTAGAACTATCTGAATGATTATCCGAAGTACACTGACTTAGAGCCGGGTGTGAACGAATCACCGAGATTCTTGATCACGATCACGTGGTAATAAAGTTCTGCACCAAAGATGTTGTCAACAACACCATAGCGAGTCAAAAGACCCACACGTGGAGCAAAATCATTAGGACCAACTGTTCTCTGTACCATCACTGGGATGTACGGACAATAAATGATACCTGTGTCGTAAAACTCAGGTCCTTTATATCCAAGGAGAATGTACTCGAGACGAGTCGAACGCTGATCAGCTTCGAACTGTCCTTCTGTACGTGTGTCGCGATAAACGTTGAACCTACCACCAAGATTTCCGACGCGTGCGATCCCAACAGGTTGGGTGTTCACATTGCCTTGAACTTGCATCCACTGAAACTCAGGGAGCATTTCCAAGATAGCACATACACGAGGTGTAGCAACCAAGAAGTTGGCAGCTCCACGACGGTTACGAATAGCAATACGATTCGCTTCGACGATGATCTTAGCATACAGGTCACGATTACGCTCAGCCATCCAACGGCCATCTGCGCTTGCAGGACTCCAGGTGCTAACACCTTTTCCTCCTGAAGCGTTTTTGGCTGCTACTTGAACCATTCTCATGAGCATTTCACGGTCGATTTCGGCCTGAATTTCATACGACATAGCGTTTGTCAATTCAGTGTCAATATCAATACCGTTCATGTTCTTGAGGTCTTGCTCAAGCTCAACACTCCATCTAGCAGCAAGCCTACGTGTGCCAGCTTCAACAGCGGTCTTCTCAAAAGAGACTTCCATCTGTGGAATCTTGCCGGTAAGCTCGTAGTCAGCGAGTGCTTTAGCAACACCAGCGTCATCAGCAACGAATTCACCGATGTTATCAGTGAAGTCAGATCCTCCAAGCCCATCGGACTCAGCACCCGTGAAACGAGTGTCAAGTTCTTGATAACCGACTTCTCTACCAGAGGTAGTTGGGTCTGTGTTACCCTCTTGGGTGTTATGGTGACCATGTTCTCCGATTCCGTCAAGACCGTCAGGTCCGAGAGAATCAGATTCGTATTTGTAACGCATCGCAAAAGCGAGTCCTACAGGACCGCTCATGGGTTGAACGCCTACGATCTCATTAGTAATAAGTTCAGGAAATGTACGACGAATCATCGGGATCAGAATCTTTGGAAGACGAGCGTCGCCAGTAGCGTAGAAATCAGACGCTGGAGTCATTGCTCCACCGTGTCCCATGCTAGCAGCATTACCGAATACTCCTCCAGCTCCTGCAGCGTTGTTCTCACGCAAGCACCAGTTCTCTTGGTTCTCCAAAAGAATAGCGGTGTTCAAACGAGAGTGGTCATTTTCAATGGCCTTAACGTTGTCGGAACTATAGTCGAGTACTGGTGCCCACTTCTCAAGAAGGACGCCTGCGCGTTCTTGATCAATGTATGATTGTGCGGGTTTTACCTGTGACATATCTAATGTTTCCTATTTCTAACTCAGGCTATAAAGCCTCATAAAATTTTACCAGCGGCCCAACTCTCCCATGTAGTTGTCAAACAAATGTTTGTCCTGCATTTGGTCGGGTGAAGTTTGTTCGATAGCTTGTTCAACACTCTCTTTAACAACTTCTTTGTTCTCACTTACTGGTCTATCAGAAATCTTTTTACCACTTGTGGCTTCTTCTTTGAGCTCGACAAGCTTGTCTTTCTCGCTCTTCTCGAACATCTCAAGTGTGTATTGAAAATTTTCATTGATGAACTCAGCAGATTTACCTTCGAACACTTTGGTCATGTGTCGTTTTTTAGTTGCTGGTAGACCTTCGGTGAGCCGTACCAACGCTTGATCTGCTTCTTTTGAGTTCAAACTCTCTTTGAGTGTTTTGTTCTCTTGTTCCAATTGTTTTGCTTGTTCTGTGATCTGCTCTATTTGATTCTTACCATCAATAACAGCCTCACGTACTGACTCATTAGCTAACACTTTGTCAATGCTCAACGCTTTGCGTAAATTTTCTAGTATACCAAGTGCATGCTTGTTCTTGACTGCCTCTTGTATGTCCTGAACTGGTATTGCTTTCTCTACATACAGGTCAAGGTAGTCGCTGATGTTGTTCACTAGACCTTCTTTGAAAGTAACCGCGTCACCGTCGATCTCTTTACGAAATTTCTCCACTAGAGCTTTCAGTTTCTCTGTATGATTCTTATCAATCGATTCTACAACACGGTGTAGTTTGGATGTATGGTCAGCATCTATTGCTTCGAGTAGCTTCTCTAACTTCACGGCATGCTCTTCGTCTTGTTCAACAAGAGCCTTCTCGACACGAAGCTGTGCTAGGTCCTCTGCCTTGGATTGTACAGATTCATTGAATGCTTGCTCTATCTCTTGCAGAGTTTCTTCTGAAAGGACATCAGATGCAACCTTTTTAAGTTGTTCGGTTATTGGATTATCACTCATTGTTTAAAGATATTTATGTTTTTGAACTGACTTATCCTGCTAATCAGTTTATTTTCTATGGTTTTTTGAAGAGATTTATTAGCTTCTGCGTAATTTTTCTCACCTAAACTCTGTATGAATTTGGTTATCTCTTGTGTTTGTTCTTGTGTAGGTGGTTTCTTACTCATGATTAAATTTTGTTTTTAATAGCGTCTAAAAATGTTAATACACTATCTTTTATGTATGACTCAACATCTTTTTTGGGTAGGTTGTTGAGACCTGTTTCTAAATTTTCGTATGCTTCTACGTACTGTCCGTAACTGTCCAGTACATATTGCTTACTCTCTAAAATACCATTAACAAATGCCTCACCAAAACTAGGATCTGCGACACAATCGATAGCTACTAGTCGCATGTCTTTCACTTGACTTACATCACTATTATCCTCAGATTGAACTAATTTGCCCAATGACCTGGTACTCATGCCGACACTACAACCATCTCTGATCAATGATTGAACAATCAAACCGCTTGGTGTTGATAGTACTTTTGATTTACCTATATACACGTTTGAATCTTCGGAGCTAGGCACTAGCTCTGTTACTAGGTGGCATGCTCGTTCTAAATCTACGTCTGCACTGGTCGGGTGGTTTAATTCTCCTAATGCGCGTTTGGTGTTGATCATCGATTCTGTGTATCGCTTGACTTCATTTGCCATCTCTTTAGGGCAATAACTTCTTTTGTTTTTATTGACACCACCTGCCATGGCGTATGGCCCTTTGATGTAGATGCTGGAGTCCTCACGACTGTTTTTCTCTTCTATAATGTATTCGAACTCAGCCGGGTCCGATGTTTCAACTAGTAGTTTAGCGTGCATTTGATAATTATTTATTTAAATGGCGCTGTTTTCTACTGTTATCTTGTGAATAGATTGAAATCCTTCTCTGTCACAATTTGAAAAATATACCCATTTTTATCTGCCCAATCTTTGGCGGACTTCCATTTGGCTTGATTCACACCCCATTGAGCTGCTTCATACACAACTGTTGATCTTTTTTTGTTTCCATGTTGCTTGGGTGGTCTTGTTTGCTTGCTTGGCTTTATCTCTATTAGATATTTTACCATTTTATCACCTTCGCGTATATGTACAGTGTTGTCAACAAAATATCTATGCATACGACCATCCACTGGTGATATATACGGTATACACACACTTTCACTGGACCACTTTACAACATGTGGATTGCGGTCACACCACTTGAAAAACTTTAGTTCCCAGCTGCTCAAATATCTAGGATTTTTAGCTCCAATGTATTTGGTGCTGTTCACTGGTTTGTAGACGCCCTGTCTATACTCTTTGTACTTTCTGTATGGCTTTTTCTTTTTTCTCATGTTGTGTACACAACTGCATGACCTTCACTAACAAGCACATCATTTATGCTCATGTCATCAAAATCTGCTTCAAATAAAATACCTAGACATCTACCATATTTACCTTTGTCCATGGACTTTAGATATATCTCACCAGATTGGTCGTCTATGATCTGCTGCAGTCTTTCCTTGGCAGCTAGTCCACGTTTCTTCTCTTGTTTGTCTCGTGTGCGAGTTTCCGGTGTGTCAATACCGTACAGTCTTATTCTTTTCTTGATAGTAATGTCAAACCCTAAATGTATGATAGCATCTATTGTATCGCCATCAACCACACGTGTTACGGTTATTTTATAAATATACTCCATCACCCTACAAAGAACAGTGGTGGTTGACCGTCACCAAATCCTGGCACACCTTCGTACAATTGTGTTTCTAGTTTTTCTTTCTCAGCATTACCTTCGCTCAACAACTCACTATAATTTGGAGAACCACCACCGAACAGATTGGTGCCACTGTATTTGCCTCGTATTCTGGCGATATTAATTTTGGTTAATGCCAGTGCGTATTGATACACCCATGGTTCACTGACTAGTTGATGCACCGGGCGTTCAACATACGCCCCAACAATACCATAAAAACTCATACGCTTGTTACCAATATTCGGTTCCGGAGTCAAGAACATTGTTTGTGTTCTATCATCAAATCTAAAATAATAATCTTGTGATAACAATTTACGTCTAGTATCAAGCCAATTCTTCAATGTGAACCAACTGATCAGATCAAAACCATATTTACCCAACGCATAACTAAAATATGTCTGCTGTGCTAGCGTTTGCTCAATTGTGAATAGTGTGTTTATACCACTGGTACTACCTTCCTCAAACGCGAATATATCAACAACCTTTCGATAACTATCCGTCAGATAGTCATATCCCCTCATGTTGGGTTGACCGTTTTCATATGAGATCGCGAACGATTTTGGACTGTCACCTATAGTTGATTTACCTATAGTGTACAGATCATCATCCAGTGTTGTTTCTGGGCCGGCCGGAGTGCTAGATTTCATCTGACCGGTGGCAGTGAACAACACATCCATTCTAAGACCCTCACCCGGTTTGTACAATTTTGAATTGAATGTGAGGAGCTCTTCAGTGTAACCAGCAAACTTCGTGAACATTTCAATTGAGATGCTGATATTTTCCATCACCTGATTTTGATGTGCCTCAACATTAATTTGTGGGTATCCTAATGTGTATGCTATTCTGCTCGCGAGTTTTTCGTATGAGTTTACAATAGGATTCAAATTCGTACTGTAGTACGAGCTCAGAGGTTTTACTTCTGTGGTGTTGTTGGACCCGTAATCACTCATGATTCATCTGTCACACCAACTATAATACCATTTACAATATGTAAAATATTACCACCAACATTAACATCTTGAGTGATACCAACTGCTTCAGCACCGGTGTTGTCAGTTGTTTTGTACGCGCCTTTGTATGATTGTGCTTGTGAATCTCCGGAGATTTGCTGGTCACCGTTTATGTTGTTGTTGATCGAGAAGATGTCATGTAGCTCGATTCCACCGGACAACAGTTTTGATTGTGTGTCCAGATCACCTGTCAATGTATCACCACTTGCGTTTATATAGTTTGTGTTGATGGCATTCCATGTGTCCTTTTCTTGTTGTGTCACCCATTTATTATCTTGATCTTCATCTGAAATATCATCCGATGTTAGTGTCACATTACCATACTCATCATTTACTGACGTTACAAATGCGTCTGGTCTAGCAAGCTTACTATAACCGGAATATGCTTTAGTAGATGAATTGTACGCACCGGATGGATTGTCCTGCTTAGCGACTAAATTGTCGTACGTGGTGTTAACAATCACAATGTCACCACGTTGTAGTCCTTCCACAGGATTCAACGTTTCAACTTCTTCCGGGTTTTGTACTGTGTATGTTTGTGTGATACTCAATTCCGGTATCTGGTCTGTCATCAGT